GTAGAGGATGTAGTACCGGAGCTATATCGAACACACAAGTTCCTGAACTACTGGCACAAGAACATTGATGCTGTAGTCCAGGAGGTATTATTGAGTGTGAACGATAGAAAGATCGGGTCATATCGCTCAGTTGACCATTTCCTAGAGCTAAATTAGTATATGGCATCATCGGACATCGATTTCACGCTGGTAAAACCAGCCAATTCCAGGACAAAATACACACCCAAGCAGATGCGAGAGTTCGCTAGATGTGCGAACGATCCCTTGTACTTCATGGAGAAGTTCATGTGGATACAGCATCCCACCAAGGGCAAGATACCGTTCGAAGCATACGAGTATCAGAAACGCTTGATCAACTGCTACTGGAAGAACACCAGCAGCATAGCATTGCTCCCTAGACAGAGTGGGAAGGCGTTGGCACTGGATACACCAATTCCAACTCCCAAAGGTTGGACGACTATGGGTGATATCAAGGTTGGAGATACTATCATATCAGCCAATGGTAACCCCACGACAGTGACATTTGCTACTGAAGTCATGCGTGATCATGTTTGTTACGAGGTAGAATTCGATAACGGTGAGAAGATAATAGCTGATGCTGAGCATCTCTGGCAGGTGACCTCAAGTAATTGGCTTACTAAATCTAAGACATTCACAACGCAAGCGATAGCTGATTATCTACAACATCGGCTTAAAAATAGACGAATGTGGATAGATATTGCTGAGCCGATCAATCTACCAGATATAGATCTGCCAATACCGCCGTATACCCTGGGGGTATGGTTAGGGGATGGTGCATCGGCAGGTGGGTGCTATACTCAATCTAATGCTGACAATATTGAAGTTGTCAGTTACATAGAGCAAGACGGATTCGTGCTGAGCCCGCCGCGTGTTAATAGCCCTAACAGCGAAACTAGGACCATATACGGGTTGATGCCTCGTCTTCGTAAAGAAAATCTGCTGAGGAATAAACACATACCTCAACAGTATCTGAGAGCATCGATTCGCCAACGCCTCGATCTACTGAAAGGTCTCATGGACACTGACGGCAGCGTTGATAAGGGCGGCCATTGCGAATTCTATCAGAAAGATATCGTGCTCATCAAACAAGTGCGAGAGTTACTGTCAAGCCTGGGTATCAAGAGCAGATTAAATGCTAAGATCTACAAAGGTCAGACTTATCATACATTAGTGTTCACAACCGCAAAGCACGAAGTCTTCAAATTACAACGTAAAAGTCTGAGGCAAGCTGAATGCAAGTCGCATCCGAAGAATATCCGGCTTTACATCAAAGATATAAGACCGTGCCAAAGTGTATCGGTGAGATGCATACAAGTTGATGATTCGTCCCATATGTTCCTGTGCGGCGAGACTATGATTCCCACACATAACACCACCACCGCAGCAGGATTCCTGCTATGGTATGCGATGTTTGAACCCAACGTGACCATCATGATCGCAGCCAACAAGTTCCGTGCTGCTACTGAAATCATGGATCGTATCAAGTTCGCATACGAAGAGCTACCAGATTACATCCGCGCAGGTGTCGCTACATACAACGTGCAGGACATCAAGTTTGATAACGGGTCTAGGATCAAATCAACCACTACCACCCCCGACTCTGGTCGCGGCATGAGTATCTCGCTGTTATACCTAGACGAGTTCGCGTTCGTTAAGCCTAGGATAGCTGAAGAGTTCTGGACTGCTATGGCACCAACGCTGGCGACAGGTGGTAAGTGCATCATCACCAGCACGCCCAACAGCGATGAAGACAAGTTCGCTGAGATCTGGCACGGTGCTACCAAGACCATCGACGAGTACGGAGATGAGATACCCGATGGGCTCGGCGTGAATGGCTTCATGGCATTCAAGGCGCACTACTCAGAAGTACCTGGCAGGGATGAAGATTGGGCTAAGAGAGAACGTGCTAAGATCGGTTCCGATAAGTTTGATCGAGAGTACGGGTTAGAATTCTTAACTGCTGATGAGACCTTGATCAACGCTGTGACCTTGTTGAAGCTACAGGGTGTAGATCCCATGTACAAGACCAACGAGATACGTTGGTATGATACCTTGAAGCCCAACATGTCATACGTGTTGGCTTTGGATCCCAGCGCAGGTGTTGGCAAGGATGCCGCAGCGATCGAAGTGTTTAGCCTCCCAGAGATGAAGCAAGTAGCAGAGTGGAGCCATAACAGGACTAGCATCCCGAACCAAGTTAAAACCTTGCAAAATATAGTGAATTTTATCTTTAATGAGCTGAAAAAGACAACAGACCAGCGTGGCGATCCCGACATCTATTTCACAGTCGAGAACAATAGCTGGGGTGAAGCAGCATTGCTGACTATCAATGAGATCGGCGAAGAGCGCTTCAATGGACAGATGTTGAATGAACCTAGAGTCAGGGGGTCGGGAAGACCTCGACGGGGTCTCAACACCAATGGTAGGACCAAGGCACTAGCTTGCACCAAGATGAAGAGCTTGATCGAAGCTGACAAGCTGAAAGTCTACAGCAGGATGTTGGTTAGGCAATTGAAGTTCTTTGTTAGCAAAGGTGATAGTTTCGCTGCCAAGCAGGGTGAGAACGATGACTGCGTGATGGCTGCTATGTTATGCGTCAGGATGATGCAGATGGTGCAGAACTGGGATGATCGCGTTGGTGATCTGCTCAGGGACGATTTCGGCGATGATGCTGATCACGACGATCCGATGCCAATGTCTGTGATAATCAACTAAATATCTCTGCAGATCCTGGAGAAAATAAGTGAACTGGAATTGGAAAATTATAGGTGACAAGATCTTTGGAATCTTAAAGGGTTCCGGATTCAAGCTACAGATGTTTGATAAGACAGGTGCTAAGACACTCGATCCGCACGAAGCAACCAGATTCTTCGCTACGATCGGTAGTGATGATACAGAGCTGAAGGAATACAGCATATTGATCAGCGTGCATGATGAGAACGCAGATAGCCACATCGACATCAAGACTCCAAATCTAAAAAGCGAGAACGACTTCGAGTTCATACGCAAGATACGCGATAGCCTACAGAAGAATGTGGGCGACAGAGAAGGCCTCAGCGTGAACTGGTTCAAGTTCGATCATACCATCACTCCCAAAGATGATGCAGTCAACAACATCACAGAGAGCAAAGACATCAGTAAACCGTTTGGCAGCACCAAGAGCAGCTATCAACGAGTTGGTGATGCCAAGCTGATCATACGTCACACTGACACGGTCAATGAGGAGAAGGTTGGTAGCCGTTGGCGACATGTCAAAGCCATCTTCATCGAGAATCGCATCGGTGAGAGATTCATGTACAAACACCTGCATATCGCAGGTGCCAGGGCTATGGCTAGGCATCTCAGCAATGCTGGGGCGGTACACGACGAGATCGGTGAGTCGATCCAGGCACTGAGCTCTGATTACACAGCTCTCAAGGAATCAGCTAGGTTGCTCAGGTGCATGGCAGATGAGTCTAAGACCTCGTCTATCCGTGCATCCCTGCAAGAGATCAACAAGAAAGTCAAGAGGCTCTGCGGCCCGCGCGGATACACTGCCCTGTCAGACAGCATGAGAGAGCGTGTGATCAATGAAGAGAGCGAACAGATCAGCTCTATCTATGAGGACTTGCTAGAACGCTGCGGATGCGAGCGCGACAGCAACGATTCTAACGTGTTGCGAGTAGCAGCTAGGTATCTAGCTAGTGCTCCACAAAACGTCGATGGTGCGGCTACCGGTATTGGATTCACTCGCGAGCCAGACCTCACCAGCAAAGCCGGCGACTACCCAGATCATAAATCAAGGTTAGCTTGGCAGATAGCCGAGCTCGCTGAGTGTGTCGATGATGAGGAAGTTGGCGGCAAGCTGCTCGATATATCCGCAGCACTCAGGGATTATGGCAACATGGATCCCAAAGACATGGACCTGATACGCATGGTGTTCAAGGCATCCAAGGGTATCGCACATGAGCCTGATCACCAATCTGAGCCCGAAGTACAACCTGGATCAGGATTAGATCGCATCAGAAAACTCAGCGGGATCTGATATCAAAATATAAAAAGTTTGTTATTGATCTATCCTCGCGGCATAAATACACTGTTAGCATGGGATGAGAAACATCTCATGTTATCGTAGACTACACATTGGCACATTTTCAGGCACACAAGGAGGCACATACAATGGCACTATCACTTAAAGAAATCCAGGCTAAGCTACTGGCACAACAGGCTCAGAAGGAGCGCGGTAAGAGCGGCGGTTCGTTCGGGGGAGACAACTCCATTTACCCGTTCTGGAACAACCCCGAAGGTAGCACCGCAACGATGCGATATCTCCCAGACGGCGACGATACTAACGACTTTTTCTGGGTCGAACGGCTGATCATCAAGCTACCATTCATGGGCGTCAAGGGACAGGATATGTCTCGCCCAGTAGAAGTGCAGGTCCCCTGCACAGACATGTGGAAGCCTGGTTCATGCCCGATCACCGCTGAGATCCGTCCGTGGTGGAAGGACCCAAGCCTAGAAGATATGGCACGCAAATACTACAAGAAGAAGAGCTACCTGTTCCAGGGCTTCGTCACGCAGAATCCCAACAAGGAAGATGCGACTCCTGAGAATCCAATCCGTAGGTTCATCATCAATCCCAGCATATTTGATGTCGTCAAGGGCATCCTCATGCGCCAGGACCTCGAGAACAGCCCAACGGATTACCAGGGCGGTCGCGATTTCTAC